AGGGAAGGATCCAAACGGCAGCGTTCCGTTTTCACCAAATCGCAGCTTGCAAGATGCAAGACGCTTGCCGCACACATCCTCAGCCAACGTGCTGACGCTGTTGCCATTCACGTCAAAGTAGTTGCTGCCGGTGTAGCTGCACTCACTGCTCCTGTAGATCCATTGGCAGGTGTTAGCCACAATCTGCCGCTTAGGCAGTTTCTGCCCGACAAGGTCAAACTCACTGGCAAGTTCAAAGGTGACAACGTCGCGGGTCTCTGTTGCCTTGCGGTTAATGCGCCAGATCTCCGTGGGGAACCTAGCGTTCGGGTCCGCTGTTGATTCACCGTCTAGGTAACGCTTCAGGGTGCGTATCCGCTTGACCGTCGCGCCCGTCAAATCGTTGCCCGTTGTTGTGGCATTGACGAGCGCCAGCAGCGTGGTCATCGTCCCGTCAAGGTTGGCAATGCTTAGCGTCGGCTGCGGGAGCGTGCCGCCGGAGCGCATCTCAAAACCATCAGCCTGAACAGGGAAGCGCGTATAGGCGTTGCCATCAAACACAATGTTGCCTGTCACGTTGGCATTGCTGCCAGCGTGAAACCGATAAACGTCAGAGCTGCCGTGCAGCGTGCTGTCTAGGTGCAGCTCAAACAGCTCAATGATTGCGCTGGGTGCAAGAACAGAAACGTCCTCGTAAACGCTGCTGATTGCAGTCCAAACAACAGTGTTATCAGTGATTGTGCTGCCAATATCTGTCGGCCATTTCGGCTCGCTGCTGGCAGACGTGCCAGCTGTTGAGCAGCGAAACCACAACCCACTGGCTTGGCTTGTGGTGGCCCTGCGTATATCACCAACAGAGAAGGCGGTGCTGGCTGCCCAGGCTGCTACTGCTGCCATTACGGTTCAAAGACTTGGCGAAAGGTGGCGTTGATTGTTGCCAAGTTTGCGTATGGGATCGTCTTTGTCCAGCTGGGGCAGACCCACTTGTAAGAAGTAGAGGAGCCTGGCGGCTGCCAATCAAAGGACGCACCATCGTCAGCGCGAGCATCCAGAAACGTCTCAATCGTGTCTGAATCAGTCTCTGAGATGTTCTGAAAGGTCAGCGTCCATTCTTTTGCATTCTGGTGCTCGCCATATCTCAAGCGAAGTTCGTAGCCGTCACCGAACTGCACACGCCGCAGCCTTGGTGCGCTGTTCTTCTGCGCGTTGTAATCAGGATCAATAGAAGGAAAGGTGGCCATAATCAGACTGTTGCGAGCAAACCGCCAGGGCGCTTCTGCTTCAAGATTTCAGTTTGAACAGCAACGCCAATAGCTTTGCCCAGCTGTGACGCTTGTGCGCTGTCACCCTGCACTGAAGAACCTGAAGCATCAACACTGACATTCACGGTAGTGGCCCCGCTGCCAGATGCCTCAACACCAAGGCGACCGCTACGCCCGCGACGCAGAGGGAGTATCCCTTCGGGTCCGGCCTCGCCCATTAGCCCCATACCGTTCGCCATGGGGAACAGCGTTGGCTTGTTTACAACGCCGCCATAAGCAAACGGCGTGACCTGCCCATTTTGCAAAACGCCGCCCTTGGCAAAAGGCAAGATTGATCGAAGGCCAAAGT